ATAGAGGAGAGTATGCACCTGTTGACTATGACCTAGTTAATAAACAACAAGACCTTATAGGTGCTTTAGAAGTCAAGGGATGTCCTGATAGAAACATAGATGATGATTTGATAGTGCAGGTAGCCATTAGAAAGTTAGTTGACTTACAGAATCATCAAAAAAAAACCAATAGACCTGTGGCAATATGTTGGGCATTTGACGATGGCATAGTATATGAGAGAATATCAAACCTATTTGGTAATTTTAGGCTAGGTGGTCGTAAGCCAAGAGCAGGAAGTTATAATGATATTGAGATAATGGCTAGGATAGAAATAAAAAATCTTAAAAAAGTTTTGTATTAATTAAAAAATTTTATTTATCTTTGCTTCAGTATTAATTTAAAAACAAAAACAATGGCAAAACGAATGACAGATACAGACAAGTGGAAGAAACGCTTTCTGAAAGAACTAAAACCTGAACACAAGCTACTATGGTTTTACATACTAGACGACTGCAATCACGCAGGAATATGGGATGTAGATATAGAAGTAGCATCAATTAGAATAGGTGCAGACCTTATTTACGATATGCTGCCACAGGCATTTCTTGACAAGATAGTAATCTTTGACAATGGCGACAAATGGTTTATTCCTGACTTTATTGAGTTTCAATATGGCGAACTTAATCCAAACTCTAATGTGCATAAGTCGGTAATTGCATTACTTGACAAATATAATCTTGAAGGGTATGGGAAGGGTTCACAAGGGGTACAAAGTACCCTTAATAATAAAGATAAAGATAAAGATATAGTTAAAGCTAAGGTTAAGGCTAAGAGGTTTGTTAAGCCAACAATCGAAGAAGTTGCTGACTATTGCGAAGAAAGAAGCAACAATGTAGATGCTGAGAAGTTTTACGACTACTATTCTTCAAACGGATGGAAAGTCGGCAAGAACGCAATGAAAGATTGGAAAGCATCTGTAAGAACTTGGGAGAAGAATACAACCCAATCAGAAAAAGTATCACAACCAAAACAAGTACTAACGTCTTGGCAACAAGCAAGAGAACAAATAAACAATGGCTAATTACACAAAAGAATTTTGGAACGATTATAACGAAAACCGCAAAGGTGCTAGTAAAGAAACTATCAAATTTGTTAGGGGTATGTTTAACAATCCTACACTAAAGAACAGAAAGAACATTAAATGGTGCAACTACTATATGGTTACAGGGTATGTAACGCACGATAAGGATGACTTTAGAAGAATGGCAACTAGATTAAAACACATAGATGGATAAGACTAAACAAATTTGGTATAGATTTACCAACGATAGAGAGCAGTTAAATGTTGACTGTGTAGATGTATTGAGCAAGTGCTACCTGATGCTAGGTCAGAAGCCTGATACAGAACAGATAGTAATGATGTCTAAGCTGCTAGTAGATGACCTATCAAGATTCTATGGTAGTATGGATATGAATGAAGTACTGTTTGCTTTTGAGCAGGGCATAAGACATTCTGATAATGGTGGCTTTGTTAACGTTCGTAATTGGAATATATGGCTCAAGGAGTACAAGGCTAAGGCAAATCTCAAAAGGCAACAACGACAACTAACTGATTATCAGAAAGATAGAGAAGGTCAGAGATTAATTAACGAAACTATTAACAAGGCAAAGCGATTGAAATGATAACGATTATTATAACATTTTTGCTTATTTCTATTTTATATCTTATATTCGCACTTCGAGATTTAAAAGCTGATGTATCTGACATAGAGTTCAGGATGGATATTTTAAAGGACATCTGTGCAGATTACGAGAAGCGTATTAAGGAATTAGAATATGGCAAAGCAAGAGAGGTTAACAGAAGAAAGGGTGCAAATAAATATAGTAGATTATATAAAGCTACAATATCCAAATGCACTATTTACTGCAACAATGGGTGGTCAGTTTCAAAGACATTACTCACAAAGGCTAAAAGCCAAGCGTACAGGATATTTGAGAGGAGTATCAGACCTACTTATATTCGAGCCAAACGAAACGTACAACGGCTTGTTTATAGAGCTAAAGAAGGACAAGAAGTCCTATCCCTCCAAAGAGCAAAAGATATTCATTCAGAACGCTTTAGATAGGGGTTATTACGCTGCCTGTTGCAAAGGCTTTGACCAATGCAGGGAAACAATAGACAAGTACTTTAAAAACGAATTATGAATCATTCAAAATATTATTACGACTACAAAAGAAATATGGACACAAACAATAAGACTGCATTAGAAACTGCTAAGGAAAGAAATGTACCTGACTACTACATTGGCTCAGTATATGGCTATGAAGCTCGTAAGGTAGTAGAGGATTGGAATTTGTCATACAACATAGGTACTGCTGTTACCTATCTTCTCAGAGCAGGTAAGAAGAAGGAGAACGGTATGGATGACAAGGCAAAGCATATCGAGGATATTAAAAAGACTATTAACCATCTCAAGTTTGAGATAGAAAAACTAGAAAATGAAAGATAATTGTTTATACTGTGATGATGAAATAAAAGTAGAGGGAGAACTTTTCTGCTGTGAAGGATGTTATCACGAATGGCACGAGGAGAATGACGACTATGTGTGGGATGAAAAAGAAGAAATATATATAATACCTGAGTACGATGAGCATTAATATATACGATAGAAAAGATATGAGAGGTGGTGGCTATGCTAAACGCAAGTTCACACTAGAAGAAGCAGAGCAGATACGCAATGAGTATAAGGCAGGTGGCATAAGTCAGACTAAGCTAGGCGAGAAGTATGGGGTATCTCAACCAATAATCAATATGATTCTAAGGGGTAAGACCTATAATAAGTAAAAAACTTTTGTTTTATTAAAAAAAATTATATATCTTTGTCAAGTATTACGGACATAGGGGGTAATATAGGGGGTAGTAAGGGGGGTACTAGGGTGTACTTCGGAACTCCAATGATTAACAAACTAAACGATAACGAATTTAATTTTATTAAGATGATAACTAAAAAACAAGCGAAACACCTACTACAAAAGATGCAAGACGATAACAGAATGTTCTCCTTGCAATTCATTAAGAAGGATGGTACTAAGAGAGTAATGTTGGCTAGATTCAACGTAAGCAAAGGTCTAACAGGTAAAGGTGCTAAGTACAATGCAGAGGACTACAACCTGATGACAGTATTCGATATGAATAAGAACGCTTACAGAAGTGTGCCTTTAGATAGACTATTATGGTTAAGAACTAAAGGTAAGAGATACTATGTAAGCGGATGATATAAAAGATAGTTTATTTTTGTATTTGTTTTGAGATGAGTAGTGGTTTAATAGACTGCTGCTCATTTTTTTTATGGTCGAAACTGCCACCGAAACTGCTCTGAAACTGCCCTGAAACTGCTATTAGTCTGCCGAATTTTTTATACTGACCACCTCCTCCCCTACCCTCCCCCTCTTAGTGTCATTCCTACACTAACCCCATTAGATTAGGTGTTAATAAAAATATTTGTTTTTGTTTGGATATTAAAAAAAATATGTTATTCGCCCGTACTTATATCAGGCAAGAGAATAAAAAAAATAAAGTTTTTTAACGATGTATTAAAAAAATTGTATATTTGTACCATAAGCGGAAGCCAAACCCCCCCGCAAAATAACGTAAAACACTGAAAATCAGACGATTATGACAAATGAAATGAAATTAAGAGCAAACAAATTAATTGATAAATATCAAATGTCAATGTATGCACTAGAGAACTACACAGAAATTTATCACGACCAAATGTATTACGATTATACAGGATACAAGGCATCCTTGTTAAATGATGATTTGACAGATAACTGTTTAGATGTATTACATCAACGAGTTAAAGCGGTTGAAAAACTATACAAAGCATTTGAGAATTTAGAAGAAAACACAGAAGTAATTTACTGTTAAAAAAAACAAAATGAAGAATTTAAACCTTGATAACATTATTTTTAGCTTATTAAAGCTAATATTTATCACTATTCTATTAATTAACATATTAAATTTATATTAAGATGAAACAAAGAACGAAATCAGAACTTAGAAAAATATCTAAAAACCTAGATTACTTTTTTAACCTTGCAACAGATGAAGAAATAAAACAGGGGAAGCGATGGTATAAACTTGCAAATCAATTTTGCGAAGAGGTAGCAAAAGAATATAATGTAACCCCTTTACAGGTGGCAAGTGTAGTAAGTGCATTAAGCCCCCGTAATAGATGGGAGCAGAACCTCAAAGACGCAAAGAAAGTTTTTGAAGCAATAGAGCAAGGCAAAGAGGCGGAAGATATTAAAGTTTGCACATTTCACAAAAATAAATTCAAAGCGTTTGAACTAGCAAAAGGAAATATTTTTATAACTGAAGACAGCCCGAAGACGTTTAATTTTGTTAGAAATATAGCACACTTAGACCCGACAGCCCTAACGGTTGACATTTGGCACATTAGAGCAAGTTTAAAGCAGTTTAAAAGCATTTCAACGGCTCAAATAGGTAAAGTAGCATATAAGCAAATAAAAGCTCTTACAATAAAGAAAGCGCAAAAGCTAGGGCTTAAGGGCTTTGAGTATCAGGCTATACTTTGGTTATCAGTTCAAAATAATATTAATAATTTAAAATAAAATAAGATGAGAAATAATAAGTATTTAAAGGACTCAATAGAACTTGATAGAGATAATTATACACTATTAATTCATTTCGAGTACATAGAAGAGAGAGAGACAAACTATAAAGGATTAGACATTCTTCAGGTATTGTACAATGGTATTACAGACGTCACGCTTAACTATCTTGATATGATAGATGAAGACGAGCTAGAAGAAGAAATTACTAACTCTTTAGATATATAGTTATGAGCAGGAATAAACGATTAGAAGACACAAACCTCAGTACTTTTTGGCTGATTATTGTTTTTATTTGTGCAATCTTTGGCGGTTGCTGATTAGTTAAAATAGACGATTTGAATTACTTGTGTGAGGGTAGCAATTTTTCTGCTTTCACGCAATTTTTTTTTACATTACCTCAGAATCTGAATAAAAAGATATTAACAGGTGTTGAAAAGTGGATTAAATTACCGTCAAATAACTAATACCTATTACTTCTGCATATACACATAACCACAACAAAATGGAATCCAATTTTATAAGTAGATAATATTTAGGAAATAATATTTATTGGAATACGTTTAATCAACGT